AGATAGACAGTGGTAGTGTAGCTGATGACGAGTACGCAAGATTTACAGCAAACGGGCTAGAAAGTCGAAGCACCAGTGAGGTATTATCAGATATAGGCGGTCAGGCATCTTTGACTTTTGGAATATCTGATACCAATGCAGTTAAGATAGACAGCTCTAGTGTAGCTGATGACGAGTATGCAAGATTTACTGCTAACGGATTAGAAAGCCGAAGTACAGCAGAAGTTCTATCTGATATTGGTGGGCAAGCATCACTGACTTTTGGTATATCAAACACTAATGCAGTCAAAATAGATAGCGCAAGTGTGGCCGATGATGAATACGCAAGATTTACTGCTAATGGATTAGAGAGCAGGAGCACCTCAGAAGTCCTTTCAGATATAGGGGCATCTGCCGCCGCAGGTTCTAGCTCGATTGTGACCACTGGGGCTTTGGACGCTGGTAGTATCACTTCTGGTTTCGGAGCTATTGACAATGGAACTTCTAACATACGAAGTGCGACGATAACCGCCGAAACTGCTTTTGTCCCAGACGCTTCTGGTGGTGCTGACTTAGGTAGCACTTCATTAGAATTCAATGACCTTTTCTTAAATGATGCTGGTTCTATCCAACTTGGCGATGATCAAGACGTAACAATTACACACGTTGCAGATACAGGCATTGTGTTAAATGATAAAGATATTGATGGCGTTAGTAGCATGAACTCTGGCCCGTTAGGTGGGCGTAGAAATGTAGTTTTTAACCCGAATGGCGCAGTTAATCAACGTCATGGAACAGCGGCTAATACAACAATTAACACTTATGGCCCTGATAGATGGCGCAGTTATGGTGGCGCACTAGCTTTTTCTTGGTACACAAAATCAGATGCTGGCGAAGGCGATGGCTATTATATGCGCTTTCAAAGAGATGCAAGCGATTCGCAGACAAACCTAACAGGTATAGCGCAAGGGCTGGAAACAAAAGATAGCAAACATTTTGCAGGACAAGAAATTACTTTTTCTTTTAGAGCTAGAGCTGGCGCTAACTGGAGTCCGTCGTCAGGTAGACTATTGGCTAGAGTGCAAGGCGGTGAAGGCGCAGACCAAAGTCCAGTTGCTATGACAAATACTGACACCATAGTAAGTATTAATGCGGATATGTCTACTGGAAGCGATTGGGCTACTTTTTCTGGTTCAGGAACCGTACCAAGTGATAAAACGCAATTAGCTATTCTATTTCAATTTACGCCAACAGGTACGGCGGGTGCTAATGATTATTTTGATGTTAGAAACATACAAGTAGAGATTGGTGGCACAGCAACTACGTTTGAGCAAAAAACTTATGGTGAAGAATTAGCTTTGTGTCAGCGTTATTGTTTTGTTGCTAGACCGCCAACAAATACAGCTTTAGCAACAGGGTTTGCCAGAACTACTACTACAGTTCATTGTGTAAAAGCATTTCCAGTTACTATGCGAACAACACCTAGTTTAGCGTTTTCTAGTGCTACAGACTTTCAAGTGCAGCACTTAGGACTTACCGAAACTACAACAGCGATGGCGGCCTCTGAACTAGGGCCAGATACGATGGCATTTCAAGCATCGGTAGGTTCTGGTCTTACGGCTGGGCAGGGTATGTATGTCCGAGATTTGAATGGTGGTTCTACTATTACAGCAGCAGCGGAGTTATAAATGGAAGTATCAGACATCAACGCATGTAAATATACAGCTGGGATAACTGGCGACAATATTAACGTCAAAGTTACTTTAAATGGCGGTGCAGAATGGTTTGTTCCGCTTGACAACACCAACAGCGATTACGTAATTGTATTAGCTTGGGTAGAGGCAGGTAACACAATCGAAGCTGCAGATTAGTAGCATGGATTTAGAAAAACATATATTTGATTGTATTACTAGGGTAGAAGCACACGAAGCTAGATGTGCAGAAAGAGACAAAACAATATTTGCAAGGTTAGAAAAAATAGAAGCTCACTTAGAACAGTTAAACGCTAAATTGTTTAAAGGTGCAATAATAATTATAGCAGGAATGACTACATTTATTATTTCAATATTAGGGCCATTTAATTAAATGTCATTATTAGATTCGGGGAAAGGTTGGGGAAGAAAAGCTTGGAGTTCTGGAGCTTTTGGATTTAACCATTTAACAGGAAGTGTCTCCGAAAAATTAAAGTATGACAAACTTAAAAGACTTCGTAGACAACAAATTAGAGAGAGGGACGATGAGGAAGTGCTTGCACTAATGATGTTGACAATAATACGAGGTGACTAGTGGATAATAGTGAAATACAAAAATACGAAAAAATGATAGAAACTCTCCACTCGGAGGGTTGGGATTTAATTCGTAATCGTTTAATAGAAATGTTTAACAATCAAAATAACGTACTAGCAATCGGAGACGAAAAAGCTTTCTGGCAAATGCGAGGTTCGTTAGGAATGTTACATCTAATGATTGAGTTTGAGAACGTCTTACAAGCAGAGCTTGAAGGCGCAGACGAGGTACAAAGTGATGTTGAATGATTACAAATGTAATTCTTGTGGACTAGTGCGAGAGTATTGGTCTAAAGAAGAAACAGTTAAGTGCAGAGATTGTGCTAATACTGCTTCAAAAATTGTGTCAGGCGGGAACTTCTCATTACCTGGCATAGATACTGGCTTTCCGACTGCTGCCGATAAATGGGCTAGGAGACACCGAAGAGCTAACCACCATAACTTAAAAGAGTTAGGTATACCCTGTTAATCCCCTTATATAAGGTTAAGATTGGAGAAATAAAATGGCGACAAATCCTATAGTAGAGGCAGAAGAAAATTTTGACGAAGTTGATAACGTCGAAGATTTGACTCAACGCCTTGGACAAGAACTTAAATCAGAAGAAGAACAAGTTGAAGAGCAACCTACTGAGAACGTAGAAACTGAAGAGCTACCCCCTAAATTTCAAGGGAAAAGTGTAGACGACATTATTAACTCTTACGTTAATCTTGAACAGCAATACGGGCGACAAGGTAATGAGCTTGGAGAACTTCGTAAACTTACTGACAGTTTAATCCAAAAAAATCTACAAGAAGATGCCACTAGTCAACGTACAGAGTCTCTTGAGAAATCTCTTTCTGAAGATGACTTTTATAACGACCCGCTTACTGCGGTACGCAAAGTAGTTGCGGAAGCTTTAGAACCCGTTAAGAGTAATCTATCTCAAACACAGGTAGACTCTACAGTACAACGGTTACAAGCCAAACACCCTGATTTAACCGAAGTTGTTAATGACTTAGGTTTTCAACAGTGGATTATGGAAAGCACTCCGCGACAAGATATGTGGGTCAAAGCAAGTAACGGAGATTTTGATTATGCTGACGAACTGTTTACACAGTACAAAGCTGTTCAAAAACCTCAAGTGAAAGCGGAGAAAGAACAAAGTCAAGCTGTAAAAGAACAAGAGCTTGAGGCTGCTTCTTCTGTATCTTCTGGTTCGTCACAAGACGCAGAAGCATCATCTAGCAAAACAATTTATCGTAGAGCTGAGTTAGTGCGACTGAAGATTAATGACCCTCAGAGATACAATGAACTACAAGGAGAAATTATGCAAGCATACGCAGAAGGCAGAGTTCGTTAATTTATCCAAGTTTAATTTTAATTTTTTATAGGAGGAATAGGTTATGGCCCTTGGCTCTAATCATATGACGATTACCACTCAGGCGAAGTTTATCCCTGAATTGTGGTCGGACGAAGTAATCGCGGCATACAAGAGTAATCTTGTACTCGCAAATCTAGTTACCCGAATGAACCACGAAGGTAAAAAAGGTGACACCATTCACATTCCTAAGCCAACTCGCGGTGCAGCTTCTGCAAAAGCAGCACAAACAGCAGTTACGCTTATTACTGCAACAGATACTGAATTAACAGTGTCTATTGACAAGCACTACGAGTATTCTCGATTAATAGAGGATATCCTAGATAAGCAAGCTTTGTCAAGCATGAGGTCTTTTTACACTGATGACGCTGGTTACTCACTAGCTAAACAAGTAGATACGCACCTTTGGTTGCAATCTTACGCTTTAACTGGCGGTACAGCTAACACTGTATCTTCAGGAACTACAACTGATTTTGGTACTGCAGGTACTGTTATTGGCTCTGATGGAAGCACAGCTTTCAACGCAGGTAATGACAACGCAGCAGCTTTGGCTGATGCGGGTATCCGTAAGGTAATCCAAACTCTTGACGATGCTGACATACCTATGGGAGATAGATTCCTTGTTATCCCTCCAGTGGAGAAAAAGAATCTAACTGGTCTTGCTCGATTTACTGAGCAAGCGTTCACAGGTGAAGCTGGCCCAGGAAACTCTATCCGTAACGGTTTAGTTGGTGATGTATACGGAGTACCTGTATACGTTTCTACTAACTGTCCTACAGATACTGAAGGTTCTCAGGACGCTAGACTTTGCTTGTTAGCCCATAAATCAGCGTTAGTTCTTGCAGAGCAAATGTCTGTTCGTACTCAAACTCAGTACAAGCAAGAGTGGTTAGGTGACTTGTTTACTGCTGACACTCTGTACGGTACGGGTGAACTACGAAACGATGCTGGCATTAAGATTGCTGTCGTTGCTTAATAACCTACGGGGAGGGTAAAACCTCCCCCTTTATTTAGGAGAGTTAATCTTATGTCTAGGTTATCAGGATTTCCAGTTGTTTCGGCAACTTGGGACGCAGCAAGCATAGCAGACGGGAACGAGGTAGCTGTAGACGTTACTGTTCCTGGAGCAGCTTTAGGTGATTTTGCCATGGCTTCTCTATCTGTTGATGTTGCAGACTTAGTTTTAAGTGTAGCAGTTACGGCTGCAAACACAGCTACGGCGGTATTAGCAAATAATACTGGTGGGGCAGTAGACTTAGGTTCAGCAACCTTGCGTGTTCGCGTCATACCATTTGACGTTATGTAATTTAATGGGGGTGTAACAACCCCCGTTTTTAAGGAGGAATCTAATGTCGTCATCTGCAGTTACATTATTAGACGTTGTTAATAAGATTCTTATTCGTTTAAGAGACCAAGCTGTGCTAAGTATAACTAGCACAACAACTGCTACAGGTGGAGCACCGTCTTATACAGATACGATTGTACGATTGCTTAACGACGCAAAACGAGAAGTAGAAGATTCGTTTGATTGGATAGGCTTACAAGAGTCTATTACGATTACAACCACCAGTGGCACAAGTTCTTACGATTTAGAAAACTCAAGTCAAAGCATTTACACTAATCAACGCAGTCGAGTGTTAGACGTGTACAACACTACTACTGATGTTAGGTTATCACCACGACCTTTTGAGTTTGTAAGAAAACAAAATCAATTAAGTACACGAACAAATCAAGAACCTTACGCCTACGCAGTATCAGGAGTAAGTGCAAAACAATCATTACAAATAATATTTTTTGACACTCCAGACGGAACATACTCTATGTCTGTAGAGTGCGTAGTACCTCAAGACGATTTAACAGGTAATACAGATTATTTTAAAGTACCTTGGTATCCAGTATACCTACGAGGTTTAGCTCTCGCTATAAGAGAGCGAGGTGAAGATGAAGGAGAGTTAAGTTCTGAAGTACAGCGAGCTTACGAAAAAGCTTTAGGAGATGCTGTAGCTTACGAGCAAAGCCATAAGTGGCAAGGTCAAGGTGGCGGTGATTGGATAGTTTACGGAGATTTCTAAGTAATGGGTAGCAAATTACAGTCTTTAGTTCTTCGTGCTCCAGGTATGTACGGCCTTAACTTTGAAGGGGAAACGTACCAAGAAGCTCCTGTTTTTGCAGAAGTAGCAGAAAATATTGCTTACGACTCTGCAGGACGATTAACCAACAGAAAAGGGTTTGATGTATTAACTAACGGACATGCTAACGCTTTAGGATACGAGTCGTTAGGAAGTAATCCTATTACTACTGTTACGACTGCGGGGCTTACAGGTCGTATTACAATAGCAGATACTAGCCACGGACAGTCTACAGGAGATTTTGTAACAATTAGCGGAGCTGCAGACACTAACGGTATTACAGCAGCTCAAATTAATACTCGATTTACTTTAACAAAGATTGATGCTAACAGTTACTACGTTTACACAGCAGGAACAGCAACCTCAGCTTCGGCTGCAGGAGGAGCGGGAGTAAAAGTTAAGTACGAGCCTAAAGTAGATACATTGTTTATGTATAACTACTCAGGAGGCCAAAGATTACTTTCTGTTAGTGC